ATGGAAGCAACTCTTCAGGGTCTTGACGACCTACATCCCCTGAATTGACCCTTTCATATTCATTCAAAGTATCTCGTTGAGATTCAACATATTCATCAATCATTTCTCGTTGAACATTTTCGTAGATAGTTGCTTTTTCTTGTTCAGTATATTCATGATTAGGAAATTCTCTTTGTAAACTTTCAAGACGCTCTTGTACTTTTGAGTCAATTCCTTGAGTCGCATCAGCATAAAGGTCACTATCATTTTCCACAGTTAGCCTTAATTGCTCATCGCTATATTCTGTGTCATCTTTCAAGACATTATCTAAGTCCTCTAAAGATGGACCAAGACCACGCATTGCTTCTATGCGACTAATTTCATCTTCAGTAAATCCTCTAGCCCAGTTACCATGCTCCGATTGGTCATGCTCACCGTGTTTGATTACTGGTTTTAATCCATAGTCAAAATAGATTACTTTGAATCTTTCTTGCCTTTTCCTAACTTCTCCCAAATCTCTTTGGCGTAAGCGTCTATCTGTTCGTCTGTCATATTTGACAAATCGGGCAGTTTGACCGCTTCGAGTTTTTTCGATGCCACCTGTACCTCCTGTCGGTATTTCTTTTAAGTTCGCTACATCCCATATTGAGATTTGGTCGCGTTCACGACCCCGAGAGATAGCCTCCCCCTCGTCCTCAATGTTTTCTGATACATCAAGGTAAACCTGTCCATCATCTGTATTATGCCATAAACCGAGGTAGTTATTCTCCTTATTGAGTTCCGACTTATGCTGTTTCAAGTAGGAGGAGAGAACCTCAACACCCTTGGTATCGCTAAAGAAGTCCTCAGCCTTGACAATCGCGGCGAACTTCTTGCCCTTAGCGACCATAAATCCAGTCTTAGGCTCATCGCCATCCTTCATATCGACGGTCAGACCGCCCTCATCTTTGACCCGCTGGATGGTCGCCCGTATCGCTTCAGGGGCTACTTGGACTCCATGCGCCCATGAGCCATGGCTTGATTGGTCATGCTCGCCATGCTTTTTAACATCTTTGGCTCGGATTATCTCAATGCCATCTAGGGTGTCAGTTAGGAATCTTCTCATTTATCCATCCTTCGAAAGACTGCCACTCTAGCCTCATCTCCAACAAATGTCCTATATCCAAGGAACTTTAGAGGTGTATCTCGGGGAAGCAAAATTTCCTTTTCTGTATCTGCGACTGTTCCGCTGTCGCCAACTGCCCTTCCCAACATATCTACGGCTAAACCTTTACCACTCTTGGATTCATTAGGCAGAATGACACCAACTGTATCGGGTGTTTTTGATAGACCGCCCATCCAAGTACGACTCTCTGCTTGCCCTTCCTTAGTTAAATCAATGCGTGTTGTAGAAAGGAATCCTTTATCTCGCATTATGTCTCCTTCTTGGAGACCCTCTAAAACTCTGTCTGAAAATACGCGATATAAATTTTTATCTCCAAATAAAACAGGTGCTTCATCAATCAAACTATCTAAGTTGTCTATTTTTTCTCGTATGTTGGCACCCATGGCTGTGTCACCGCTGTTATACGCATCCAAAAGTTCTTTACCATGTGTTGTGACATATTGATAAACAGCCTCGTCTGATTCTGATTCTGTGAGTTCATCACCAACTTCGTTATTTTCCCTATAAGAATCTAACGCCTCTTGATACATTGAATCACTATTTCGAACAATTTGAATAGCAACTTGTGTATCTAATTCTGTTACTTTATTTGTTCCTCGTAGGTATCCGTTTATGTCTTTATACCCACTAGATGTATAACTATCTAAAGCCAAATTTTGTTCTTGAGAAAGTCCTACTACTTTACCTTGATTATCAACCCCATAGCGTTCGCTATAAGTTGTTGCGGCGCTTTCATACTCAGTCTCTTCATCAAAATTTCCTAAAGCCCAATTACCGTGGGAACTTTGGTCATGCTCGCCGTGTTTGAAAACTGGCTTATAGCCAACAGGAAATACGAGTGTGATACTCATGAGCGTCTCTCAGGTGGAATGATTACCATGGTACAACGGCAATTAGGATGTACTCTGCCTGGGGTTTCGTGACCGCTGGAGAACACTTCATTCCAACCAACAATCTCTCCATCAAGTTCTAAACAAATAGGGCAGGTGCGTTCATCTTGAGCAATGACCCACATCTTTTGGGACTCAACATCAACATAACCTTCTTTTGCCGCTTGGTTCCAACCTTCTTGGCGTCCCTCATTTTGAGCAATCTGTATCTCGGTTCGAGCAATCATGGTTGCTCTCTTACTCTTTAGAGAATCGGCGTAGCGTGTAGCGCGTTCGATTGAGCGAGCGCGAGCAGTCTCTTCCTTGATTCCGCTTCGAACTAAACGAGCAAACTCTTTTTTCTCAAAGTTTGTAACTGCCTCAGCCCATCTAGGATGAAGCCCAACCACATTCTTAATTCTTCGCGCTGTTGCTCTGTAATCTAATTGCTCATTGAAAGCATCAATGATGGCTCGACGGATTGAATCTCGGGTCATGGCGTCAATCGATGTCACCAATTCAGCCGCCCGTCTTTGAGCAAAGGCTAGAGAGTTTGGATTTGTCTTATTGAAAGACATAGTGAATTCGACTTTAGGTGGCTTAGGTTGCGCCCACATAGGAAGTTTGGTGAACTCCATGTTAGCCATCGCAGGTTTGTTATCTATCTTTACCTTGGAAGGTAAGAAGGCTGGTAATGCTAGTTTGGGTGCGATGCTTTGAATCTGTTCAATAGCCTGTTTACCGCCAAGGTCAATGGAGGTTAAAAGGGTTTCTTGAATCTTTTTTTGGTTAGCAATCGTGATTGATTGTAATAGGCGTTCCAAAGTTTCAGGATTCATATTGCGAATAAGGCTTTCTAGTTGCCTCATTGAAATCTTATCCGTGGCTCGTTGGATTGATTCGTACAAAGTGCGAGCAAGGGCTTGCTCTTGAGGTGTTAGAGGAACTCGCTTTTCTCGCGCCTTAGCAAAATGAATTGCCATCTCTAACCAACTTCAGGAAGTTTCGGAGCCTCCGTCGGTGGAGCAGGTGGTAATTCTTCCTCGCCCGATGTTGCTGGCTCTTCAGGCATTGGAGGAACTCCAGCGCCTTCAGGCATAGGAGGCATACCAAAATTCTGTCCATCATGTTCAGCAGGTGGTAGACCAGCCAAGTCGCGTAGATACTCTTCAAGTTTAGGGTCAGGAACGATTGCGCCTGTTTGTACCAAGTTGCCTACGAATCCAGCAATCTCGTTCAAATCAACATGGCTTACTTCGCCATAAGTTAGATAGGGAGCGCGAGAAATGTCCATGCCATTTAGTTTTAGTAGGCGTGGGATAGCGTGTTGGTTAATTACCTCGGCGATATTTTTAGCGATTGAATCAACTGCCATTGACCACAAATCCATCTTGGAAGTTCCGAGAGCATAAGAGCCAACACGGTCAGAGCCAAGAAGAATAAAGTCAGAAAGGATTGACATAGCAATTCTTTGGTCATAGCGTTGAATAATCTTGTCTGTATCGAACTGACGAGACCCTCCTGAAGATAGGAGAACTAAATCAAAAACCTTATGCCCTTGGTCGTCATACATTGAAGGCATGACGATTCCCTCTTGCTCATTGCGCTTGATAGAGGTAACGATATTTTGGATAGTGGCTAGAACTGAGGCTTGTTCTGCTGTCGCGGTGGATGATAGAAACTCAGGTGGAACATAAGCGACTGGCAAACCTGCCAAGTCACGCTCGATACCGATTGCTTCAATCTCTTCAATACGGCGCTTGAAGTACCAAGAGCGGTAGGCGTTACGAAGGATAGAACGACCTTCAGGGTTATTCTTTTGTGAACTGGTACGAAGTAACAAAGACTTTTCGATTGGAATGTAATGGGTACCGCCCGAGGATGGGTCTACTTGAACCATTCCTTGAATTCCGCCATCTTCATCAATCATCCATCGGAATAAAGTTTCTTGAGCGCGGATTGGCATTTTGCGCCAGCCGATACGACCATCATTAAATTTAGATTTACGCTGAGGGTTTTCGTTATCTCCCTCTCGGACTTTGTAAACAATTTCGTGATAAGAAAAACCAAAGACCAACATTGAAAGCATCTGAGATAAAGTCGAGTCCCAAGACTCGCTCATATCGTGTAGACATGATTCTACGAACGCGGCGACTTCTTTATCCTCGGGAGAAATCTCTCCATCTTTAGAATTATCAGAATATGGGTCTACACGCCATTCAAGACGGGTAATAACTTTCTCGATTGCGAATAACATCGAGCCGATAGTCGGGTCATTGTCCGCCATCTCTCGATAGATTCTTGCTCCGCGTTGTCCGCGAAGATTGACAAGAAACTCTTCATAAACCGTACCGCCTGAACGACGCAGACCAGTAGAGCCGAACTCCTGTAAATCGGGTGTTATCTTCTCAGCCATCTAACCCTCTACTCTTTGGTCGCTAATCCTACGACGATTTCGATTGCCTGTTCCTGATTGAATCCCGCCTTTACTAACTCCGAAAATAATTCGTGAGTTTGAATAGCGAAAGCCCCCAAAACAGACACGACACCTTCACTATTGGGTGAAAGGTTATCGTACACCCGTCGATTATACCTCTAGGCGAATTT